CACCTGGTCGGATGACCTCGTGGACATCATCGGCTACAAGACCCCGGCGCCGAATCGAGCCTACGAGATCAATATCGAGGAACTCCGCGCAATCATCGAGTAGCCATGGATCGCAGACGAAGTTTGTTGAAGATCGCCGCGCTGCGCAGCGAACGCGAGCAGCAGGAGGGGGTGAATTGCACGAAAGGGTATCTCCAATTACAGAGCGCCGGACTGCTTTTCGAAGGCCCGCGAACTCTTGAGTGCCTTTTCAGGTACATCCCCAGCGATAAAATGCAAGTGATAGCCGGGTTTGGCATTTCCATGATTGAAATTTATGCCCTGACGACAAATCAGCTTCGCGTCTATTGCGGGGGCGGAAACGCGACAGTAGACATTATTCCAGGGGATAGCTATCTTGTTGATGTTGCCTACGACGGTACTACGGCGATATGCTATCTGAATGGGGCGGAGGCGGCTCGATTCCCGGTTACTGGATACAAGGTCATGGATTCATTCAGGACCGGCAGCAATACATATATCCCCCAAGGCTCGCTCGTATTTTGCCGCCACTACAACTACGCCCTTTCCGCGGAAGAAGTAGCCGCACACTACAACGGCGGTGATCCCGCAGGGTATGTGGTACCGTTAGCCGATAAATATCGTTGGGAAGCCTCTGAATCTAACATTGGAAATATCAGGTTCTATCCTAATAATGAAGGGTCCGGTGTTACCTCTTATTTAGAGGATAATGCTAATGGTTTCACGGGTCGATACGCACATATAATTTCGGGATCGTCAGGTTTATTGTCGGTATACAGCTATCGATTCATGGGGCATCCGGTCGGATGTGTTGTTGAAGCTAAATTCAAGTATCGTAGTAATGCTCCCGTACGCGTTCTGGCAGACAATAGTATTCTTCCTATCAATATGGAGGATGCGGCTGACGCCACGATTGTATATCGCACAACAGGAACTAATATCACTGGTTTTAGTGTAACTGTACCAAATGCCGATGCAAATTCATGGGTCGAAATTCAACCTGTGTCGTTACGAACGCTCGGCTGCATCGCCGAGTATTTGCCGCAGAACCTTGTGGGACAATGGCATGAGAAACCGTTTGAGCTCACGGGTATAACTACCTATACATGGACCGGAAAACCCGATGCTGTTTACTATCGGGAGCTTTTATTGGGAAGATTTATTCAAACGAGAGCGGTCGTGATGATTAAAGGTTCTGTGTCCGATTATCAAAGCGGAGAACCTTTTGTATATGTAGGGAATAGGCAGGCGATGATCCCTGCGCAAAATGGGAGTTTTACGCTCAAGGTCATCAACAACCGGGACAATATCAACCGTATCTATTATTATGGCGGGACTGTGGGATCTGATCGACGGTTGACGATTACCATAAATAGTGTCGAGCTGATTCCCGATGTAGCCTTGTCCTGGCTCGACAGCGCCAAGCAGTTCCCGCTGAATGATGAATATCTTCCGCCGCTTTTGCAAAGCGACGGTGGGTATGACCTGACTGCGTCCGGAACGCCGGAAATAATCATCAAATAAACCGAAAACAATGAACAACTACGCAAAACTGATCGACGGGCGTCTGAAGTACGCCCCTACAACAATCAGGACCGCCGAAGGGCTGGTCTGCAATCCCAGGCCGGACAAACTGATCCCGCTTGGATACAAAGAGGTGATCTTCGACGAGCATCCGGAACCGTCCGATCCGCCGAAGCATTACCGGGAGGTCTACACCGAAGAGGCGGACCGCATCCGGGTCGGCTGGGAAGAATACACGTCTGTACCGGAGCCGCAGCCCGATCCCGAACAACTCCGAGAGGCCGCCTACCGCGCCGAGGCGGACCAATATCTGATGGCCTACGAAGGCTACATTGCCGAGGGCAAGATACTCGAAGCGGACGAACAGAAAGCGCTGTACCTGGCCAAGAAGGCTGAGATCAGGGAGAGGTATCCGGACAAGTAATGCAATCTGCAAGAACTCTTAATATTCCACACTTTTACCATAGTATTCATGGATTGGACTACGATCATCATTTCATTGGGCGGAGCGCTACTAACTGGCGGCGGAGCATTATCGCTTCTTTACTACAAAGAGAATCGACGAGCCAAGCAGATCGACAACGAGAAATCCATTATCGAGGAATGGCAGGGAGTAGCTAATGACAGGAAACTCCGGTGTGACGAATTGAAGGCCTCTTTGGATAACAAAGATCGCAAGATCGATGAACTTTACAAGGAGAATTCCGAGCTGCGTAAACGTAATGACAAGCTATCGTCTGCCAATACCGCGCTGTCAATATTCAAATGCAAAGTCGTCGGATGCGACAAGCGGCAACCGCCATTCGGGAAAAACGAAGCCTGTGAATCGTAAACCTAATGACTTAAATAAAATAGATTGAGATATGACAACACCACGAGGACTTAGAAACAATAATCCGCTCAATATCGAAAAGACCAAAGGCGGCAACCCCTGGCAGGGCGAGATAGTGCCGTCCGGCGACAGCCGTTTCGCACAGTTCAGAACGATAGCTTACGGCTACCGTGCCGCCTTCAAACTGCTGAACAATTACCAGCGCAATTACGGTCTGGACACGATACGCAAGATGATCGGCCGCTGGGCGCCGTCGAATGAAAACCACACGGACACCTATGTCCGTACCGTGGCGGAGAGATCGGGCGTACCAGCCGACAGTCGAATCACCACGACAAACCGGGATGTGATGGTGCCCATTGTGGCGGCGATGTCGTTTGTGGAGAACGGCGTTGATGCCAAGATGCTCGACGTACAGGCCGGATGGGAACTATTTATCAAAGGATAAAACGTATTATTATGAGAATCAACTTATACAACGAAGATTGCCTGATTGGAATGAAGCGTATCCCCGATGCAAGTGTGGACTGCGTGCTGACCGACCCGCCGTACTTGTACCTCAAGAATCAGAAACTCGACCGTTCTTTCGATGAGCAGGCGTTTTTTGCAGAGGTAAAGCGGATTTTGAAAAAAGATGGATTCATCGTAATGTTCGGACGCGGAACCTCCTTCTATCGCTGGAATACGATTTTGGCAGACCTTGGATTCAATTTCAAAGAGGAAATCATCTGGGATAAATCTTATATCTCATCCCCATTGATGGCGATATCTCGTGTGCACGAAACCGTCTCGATATATACGAAGGGGAAGGGCACGATAAATCGCTGTAAGGTACCTTATCTGGAGGCGAAAGCGCATAATATTGACTCTATTATCGCTGACATCAAGCGATTATGCACTATTTTTCATAATCCAAAGTCATTAAAGGCCGTAGAGGATTTTTTGACACAAAATAAACTAAAATACGAGCCAGATAAACGCCGCAGATGTCACGTAACCGCGCAAACAGGCTTTGGCAGCGAAGATCGAAATGCCGCTGTCATGCGGGCAATGAGCGACGGATACACGGAAAAAAGTATTATCCGATCCGATTTATATAAATGTAGTACATCCAATAAACATAATTTTCACGGTGATATGAGAGTAGGCGATCGATCATGTAATGTGATGCAATCTGTCGAGTTCGGTCAAAGCGAGAAATCCATCATCAAACAGCCCCGCGATCACTATGCAACGATTCATCCTACGCAGAAGCCTGTGCGGCTGTTGGAACGCCTGCTTGCGCTCGTAACCAAAGAGGGCGATATAATACTCGATCCGTTTGCAGGTTCGGCCTCGACGGCCATTGCCTGCATGGATACGGGGAGGGATTTCATCGGATACGAGATCGACAAGGAGTATTATGTCAGAGCGATGGGTCGAATTTCGAAACACCAACCGAAATTAGGTTTACAAACGGCATGAAAAAATATCTCTTCATCGCCCTGCTGATAGTTAGCGGGTTGTTGTGGCTGCAAACGGTGCGGTTGCGAGGTGAACGGTCCGAGCGCAAGCGCGTCCAGTCCAACAACGAGGTATTGACCGACAGCGTGGAGTTCTACCGGACGGCCAGCGGCAAACATGCCGCATCCCGGCAGATACTTGAACTCCGAACCGGAGAACTGGAGCGGTACAATGCGCAACTGGCCGCGCAGATCCGGGAGCTGCGGATCAAGGTCCGGCGGCTGGAGGCGGCGGCCACGACGGCCACGCGGACCGAGGTGCAGATCACGGCGCCCCTGGAACCCGCAGACCCGCAGTCGTCGTCAGCATGGGAGAAATACGGCGCAGGGGTGCGGAGGGCTGCCGATTCGGTAAAGACGGCCCTTAACCGGAAATTCCCCGGACTGCCGAGCGTCCCCGAAGCGAAGGTTTTCAGATGGTCGGATCGCCATGTGAGCGTGGACGGCATAATCCGGGCTGATTCGGTGAGTTGCCAGGTTGTAAGCATCGACACACTCCAGCAGATTGTCCACCGGGTCCCGCGCCGGTTCCTGTTCATCCGATGGGGCACGAAGGCAATCCGGCAAGAGGTTGTATCGTCGAATCCGCATACCAACATTATCTATACCGAGTACATAGAATTTAATAAAGGAAAGCGATGAAAATCATCTACAACAACATTATTCCATTCCCGGGATTTGCCGCCATAAACCTATTCGGGGTAATATTCGCCCGCAAAAAGTATCGCCCGCTGTCGGAAACAACCGTAAACCACGAAGCAATCCATACCGAGCAAATGAAAGAACTGCTGTATGTGGGATTCTACCTCTGCTACCTTGTCGAATGGATCGTGCGGCTGTTCATGAAAGGCAACGCCTACCGTAATATCTCCTTCGAAAGGGAGGCGTACAACTGCCAGCATATCCCCGGATATGCGCAAATAAGGCAGCGGTTCGCACAATGGCGATAAATTAATGTCTCTTGGGGATGGACATAAAAAGTCCCCAACGCTCCTCTCCATTATACCACTAATGTGTGCCATACGCACCGAGCATTGAGGACTATTCCTTAATTCGGGCGTATGGCTTTTTACATTAGTGGTATGTCAAATTTAAACTAAATATTTGATATGGAGATACGTAAAACCGAGATTTTTGCAAAAATACTCGATATTGTTGCAAATGAAACAGAATTGACATCCGAGCAAATCCTTTCGTGTTGTCGCACGGCCGAAACGGTTGATGCCCGTTACATGCTCGCTCATCTATTGCGGCGCGAAGGTATATACATCAGCGAGATCGCCCGCATGATGCATTTCTCTCGCCGAGGGGTCGAAAAAATGCTATCTCAATTCGACGACCGTCTTGCTCAAAGCGGGCCTTTATTCCAAATAACATTAAAACGCATTGCGAACAAAGTGCGCATAGCCTTCGAATCATCTCGTTGACTACCCCAACGAACCGGGCCACCTTTGCATTGTAGCTATCGGGATAGTCTGCCCCGCGTGCAGACATAGTTATCAATGTAAAACTCAAACATTATGGGTTCGGACAAAACTTATATTTTCGACGGCGGCACCTCCGGGGGCGGCCTCGACATTGCGGCCCTCGTTTCCTCAATGATGGGGAACAAAGGGATGGATCCAAATCTGGTTGCGGCTCTGATGAACGGCAACAATAACCGAGGCGCCTGGGGCGGCGACGGCTGTTGGTGGATATGGATTATCCTGCTGTTTTTCTGCTGGGGCGGGAACGGATTCGGAGGATTCGGCAACAATGGCGCTAACGGCCTTCCGGCACAGCTCAACAGCGACGCCGGGCGCGAACTGCTGATGAACGCCATCCAGGGCAACGGCACCGCTATCAACCAACTGGCGGCATCGCTCAACTGCTCGACGCAGCAGATTCAATCGACGCTGTGCAGCATCGAAGGCAAACTCGGGATGTCGGGCCAGCAAATCATCAACGCTGTGCAGTCGATGGGATGCCAGATCGGCAATCAGATCGCCGAATGCTGCTGCAACGTTCGTCAGGACATCGTCAAGATGGGCTACGAAAATCAGCTCGCGACGATTAACCAGACCAATACGTTGCAATCTTCGGCAAGCACGCAGTTCAACATCCTCGGCGCCAAGATCGACGCGCAGACACAGATCATCAACGACCGATTCTGCCAGCTCGAAATGCGCGAAATGCAGAACAAGATCGACACGCTCCGTCAGGAAAACAGCAACCTTGCTTTGGCCGCTTCGCAGCAGGCTCAAACGGCTAACATCGTAAGCCAGCTGCGTCCGCCCTGCCCGGTTCCTGCATACATCGTGCAGAATCCGAATTGTTGCAATACGCCCACCGTGGCCGTAGCGGCAACCCCCGCGTGTGCAAGCACTTTATTTTAGCAAAGAAAGGAGGCAAACATGTATCCTTTCCAAGCAGATATAAAGGTCGTCTTACCGCAAGGAGCACTCGTGCCTCGCGTTGACATCGGAGGTATATACACGCTCGCAACGACAGGCAAGGCCTCCGCAGGGGCCCAAACCGTAGATTATGGTTTCAACCCATGCGCATGGAGGTTATTGCCCAACGAAGGCATTCTTCTCTGGAAGGTTCGCCATCCGGTTACAACGGAGGAGAGCGCATATGCCGTGAATGTCGTTGTCCCGACCTCCGGGCCGGCAAGAAGTACGGTAACGTCCCCTAACACGATCACCGGAACGTCCAAAGTTCCGGTAGTCGACAACAAGGGAACGCAGACCATCGGCAGCGACATTACGAATCCGACGGCAGGCGGCGAAGCGAGTGCCTACACGGAGCACCTGGTATACTTCAACAAATGCGCCGGAACATTCCGGTTGCTGGGCGTGAAGTCTACGACAGGAATCGAGGAAGCTAACAGCGAAGCAACGCAGGCAGCGGCAAAATCAAAGTAAAACCGAAAGAACGGGGAGGAGATCCCTTCTCCCCGACTTTCACAATCATTAACCAAAGATGTTTCAGAACTTGAAGAAAGGCTCTTTAGTCTACGTTTTCGACAACAGGGAGAAACCGAAGTATTACACAGCAGTAGTCAAAGATGTTTCGGCGCCTTATTTCCCGCCTCCCAAACAAGGGCAATTCACGCCGACACAGCAGTTTATCAACATTACAATCGACGGCAACGAGCCGTGGGGTGTTCCTATGTTGGCAGACATAGTATCGAAAGACGGCCTTACTGTATCGACTTCGCGTGAAGGGCTAAAACCCACAATCACCGAGGCGCAGCAGTTCAGTCGCGATATTGTCGAGTCTTATGACCGACATAAAGCCAACCTCGAAACGTATGACGAGATACTGCTGCAACTCGACCCCGAGGCCGCCCGCACCAAAGAGTTGGAAGCCGAGAATCGGGAGTTGCGAAATTTGCTCGCCGGCATCAACGAACGGCTGAATAAGATTCCGACGACGGAAGAATTGAGGAGCCTTACCAAGGCTGAAACACCTGTAAAAACAAAGTGACTATGGGTTGGAGAATCATAGGCGAAGGCCGTGGCGGTTTTGACGGCGGCCACGAGGAGGAGATGGAGCGGGAGCTCGAGCGCGCATATCGGAAGGGGCGCGAGGATGAGCGCCGTGAAAGTCGTGAAAGCTACGGAGAGCGCGGCGGGTACGGGCGCGGAAGCTACGGCGAGCGCGACGAGTATGACCGCGATGGGTATGATGACGATGACGGATACGGCGAACGCCGTGGGGTCAAAGGCACGGGACGTTATTCCCGCTATCGCAGGCGCTAAACCGGCGAGAGGGGCCGATGCGCCCCTCTCCTTTTTAAATTGTAAACTATGGACAGATTAGATACATACGAGAAATTTCCGGAAGGTTTCCGGGCGTATCTCGAAAACTACGGATGGCATTTTTCCAAGAAGATGTGCGAGTTCGCGGTATCCCGCATGAAGGATCGCAACGGCAAGAAGATCGAACCATACACCAAAGAAAAAGTAGATGCTCTGCTCAAGCAGTATGGCGTCGAACTCAAAAACGACAAAGGCTACGATTGCGTGTACGTCTGCAATATGGCGATCTCGGACTACCTTGGATCGTCAATACCTAACCAACAGTACTTGGCGATGTTCGTCAAAGACTATATCGACGACGAAGACGGCTATCCGGGATTGCCGTTCACGCGATACTATGCCGACACTATCGGCTCGGGGATTCCCATCATGTGGGAAGAAATGATGTAAGCAATGAAGAACATTGCTTCAATAGTCCGCAATTTGCCGACCGACAAGTATCAGGAGCTTGCCGGTGCCGTGAATGATGTACTGGAAAATAAGCGCTTCAACAGGGCGCAACGGCGAAAGCTGGCCCGCAGTTGGCGCAAATACGGGAAAAGAGAAGACGACCGATGAAGATTAGGGATTTGGGTATTCGTAAATATGGATGGAGGTTGCGCATCTACTATGCCGTGACCTGCTATCATGCGGCTGAAATACTCGAATCCCTTAACGAGATTGGATGCCCAGCCGAACTTATGCAACGAATTCAGGGGAATTTGGAAAAGTGTGATATGGACACCGGATTCACTTACTCAAACAAGGATCGCCGGGAAAGTGTTATTGTAATCGGATTGCACTCCTCGCCTCCTGAATTCATAAACTCCTTCGAGCACGAGCTCCGTCACCTTGTCGATGACATCGCCCATACATACGGCCTTGAAATGGCCGGCGAGGACGTAGCCTATCTGACCGGGGATGTGAACTCGGAGCTCTGGGAGGATATTCATTATTTCACTTGTTGTAAATGCCATGAACGAGAACATTAAATATTGGCTGTCGCAGCTCGAAATAAGCGAGTGCTCGGCACCGCTGTTCGCCCTTGTGATCGCAAAGATCATGGAGGCTATATGAATCAAAACCGCGTCAGCAATGCGGCATTTTTCTCTCGTTCTTCTCGTTCAAAAGAAGCGAGATAATTTTCTGTCGTCTTCAAGTCCGTATGTCCGAGGCTTTCGGAAATATAGGCTATACTTGCCCCGGAACGCTTCAATACGGTGGCGAATGAATGGCGGGCCGTATATGTTGAAACCGGAGGCAACCCTAATGCTTTGGAAATAGACCTAAATTTACGATTTATGCAGCTTGTTAGGTCTTTTGCCTTTTGCCGCTGCTCCTCAATAGATTCTTTGCCCGTAAGAATAGGAAATATAAAACTATCAGGACTTTCTTTGTTGCCCCATCGTGATATAATATCCTGCATTTGAGGTACAATTATCGCCCGCACGGCTTTCCGGGACTTTGTGCGGTGCTCCGTCTTTTTCCGTACATAACTTATTTCCCCGTCCTCAATATCACTATATCGCAACCTTACGAAGTCGGCGACATTGATTCCATTGCACAAATACATAAACAGCCAATAATCGCGGTATTTTGCCGTTGCTTCGTATCCATCATCATAACGGGCTATCAAGCCTATCTGCTCCAATGTAAGGGCCAGTTTACGCCCCTCTCCTTCCTGTATCTCGTAGCGCCCCCGACCGAATGGATATTGCGCCTCCTTTACAATACCAATAGCCCGGGCCTGGTTGAATATCGATCGCAGAGCGCGCATATATATCGCAATAGTTGTCTGTCCCTTACCCGAAGCACGCATAAACTCTTCGAATCGACGCAGCCATGAAATAGATACGTCGATATATTGAACCTCCCGCTTTGAAAAAGCATTCATCGACAGCAACAATGCACGCAGAATATCCGCCGTCCCTATGTGGGATGTCTCCCGCAATTCCTGCTCTTTGATTTGGATGGATGCATTTACCGAAGTAGCGCCGGCTCCTTTCAAACGAGCACCTAACAATTCAAGCGTGAAACAACCTTTTGACGTTAAATCCTCGACAGCTTGTCGAACCAATTCAAAACTATTTTCTATATCTTTGCGAACGGATACAAGCGAATGAAGGCGCGTCGCATTGAGCCGCTGCCAATCATCGGGCATCATACTCTTACCGGTTGGGTAATAAGAGCGCACACGACGATACGATACCCGGATACGCACGGGATACTGGCCATTTGCCAACGCCCGGCGGGTGTCGAGAATAGTGGCCACCGTTACGCCATCCTTTGAATAGTAGTGGTTGTTCATTGCACATTATTTGCACACATCTTATTTATTGCGTGCAAAGATATGCAAAGATATGAAAAATAAAATTGCTCGACAAGTGTTGTTGTAAACGATATGAAAAGCTATGAAAAGCCATGAAAACCAATAAAATATGCATGGCATGCAAGAGGTCACGAGTTCGAATCTCGTATTCTCCACAATTAAAAATCAAGGGGTTGCAATAGTTTGCAACTCCTAATTTTTTGCCGTTGCTCACACAATTTGCGCCTATCTGTAAAAATAGACACAAAAAAAATCCCGCCGCTAGCCAAGACTGGCGACGAGATAATGATTCTACAAACTGTTCCCTCGACTTTCTTTCCGCATCGCACTTTCCGCTAACAATTTTCCCGCATTCGCCCGCGACACATCATGCTCGATCTGCTGGTCCACCCATTCCTGCAAATCAGACTTCAAAAAAGATAGTTTGCCGTTGATCTTGGTAGACGGTATTTCTCCAGCGGCGGACAATTTGTAAAGTTTGCTTATCGTCGTTTTATATCCACGCCCATCAAGAAATGCGAGAGCCTGGTCCTTTGTCAGGTGCTCGTTCGTGTGGTAAGATTGAGCGGCGATCAAGCGCTTAAAGCAGTCCTCCGTAGCCTCAAATACCCACTTGCGAATTTCATTCTTTGTAATTGCTCCCATACCTATATTAAAATAAAGGCAGCTCTTGCTGCCATCCGTCAATGTGTCCCCGTAAAATCCGTTTGAAAGCCCGCCACAAATGCGGCAAAGACCTATGTTTCTTGAAATGATATTTGAAATCGTGGTCGTGTTTGACCCCGATCTTTCGTTCCGTGTCCACAACAAGCTGCATCAACTGTCCCCTCGAATAGCTTATATGGACCTCGGAATCGTCCCGCTGGCCGCCCCTGCGTTTTTCTTTCTGTTCGCCCATTGTTTTCCCGAATTAATAACTACCTTTACGTTGTCGGCGTTAGGGGTGATCTTTCGCTTTGCATCGCCTGCCCGGCATACACCCGCCGCCAGTACTCGCGGTCAGTATTTAAGTTTTGCTTAATAGCTGTCCCGACCATTTTGCGGGCGCCAGCAATATGGTCATACTCTCCCCGCTCCAGCTTCTCCAGATAGTCATCGTCGCGCATCATCAGGTCGTCCTCACTTGCAATATCAGGGTACATTTGTCCGTTTTCAAGATAAGCACCAATTTCGGAATACAGTTTTTTAGGGTCGCCATAAACAAGCACCCTAACAGGCAGGTAGGCACTATTTGTGATGTGTGAAAATTCAACGGGAAGCCCGCCCCTCGTGCACACCGCCGCACCTCGCTTGGCGGCCTCCAAATCGAAATTCTTCATGGTTTATTCAGTTTTAAGTAGTTCCGGATCGTCGTGGATGTTGCCGATGACTTCGCAACATTGCGATAACCATGATACGCTTTGCATTTCAGCAATGGAAGAATACGGATATACTGGCGCTCTATGGTCATAGCCGAACGACACAGGATTATCCTCGAAAGCAAGGCCGCCGGGCACTCGGAAGACTGACCGCACAATTCCGCTACCGTCTTCTTTGAATATATCCCCCTCCCAAATATCCCTGCCGTTCTTGTCTCTCAACCCCGTGAACTGGCCGACGGTGTTGGGATCAACCTCATGTTCGAAAGTATAATTACCGGAAAATTGAGTGATGAAATATCGTTCTTTTTTATCGTCTTTGAAATGACTAACCAATAACGAACCGTATATCCACTCCCCGTTGTCGAGGCGCTTGCCTCGGAATTTAATTTCTCTCATAACGATCTCATTTTACGATTTTCACACACTCATCCGCCCCGATGATTCCCTGGCGGCGCAGGCGCTTGATGAAGTTCTTCATGTTCAATGCCTGTTCGTAGTAGCAGTCCTTTTCGACCTTCACGTCCGATTTGACATGGCGGATAACCGTATCCGTATCAGGATCGTATTGGCGTGTTATCTCGGTTCGCACTTCGGCTTTCGAAGCCTCCCGCGTAGTCGCATTGAACTTGTAAAGGGTGTGACCGGGGACCTTCGTCAAACGACCGATCAGTTTGTATTCGTTCTGTTTCTTCTCGACGGCTTCGATCTGCGCCTTGCAAATCTTCTCGTTCGTGAGGCCGTCATGTGGAGTTAGAATATCCATAGCTCTATTCGTGAATCTCGCGCCAGCCGATGACTTGCTCATCCGATATTTCCCATTCTTCGGAATCGGCGTACCACCACCCCTCGTCACCCCGGTCTGCTAACGCATAACCTCTTCCGAAGTTGAGTTTTACTAACACAACCTTTTCAATAGGCGGCAACTCCTCTTTCAAGTCATGCACATCTCGTCGGTATTGGTTCGCGTATTCTCGTGCTCTTTCCTCAATCGTTTCCATGTTTCAAGTTCTTTAAAGTGTTTAAAGATATTTACAGTTTTTTCGAGATTTTACGAGAATCTCGCTATTTTTTCAGAACGGGGAGTTGCAGTCTTTGCAAACCCCTCGGAATCTAAAGAACTCGTAATAACGCCCCAATATGCACACGGACAAATATCTTCGATACATATTGCGTTCACAGCTATTACACCCGCATCCCTGTATGCGCATTCTAAATATCGTCATAGCTCGCTCATTTCACCAAATCCACTTCTTATCGCCGAAACACTTTCGAATAACGTCATCTCTGGCATCATCAGACAACATCCTCCATTTATACCTGTCGTAAATGATATTCCCGACATATTCTCCCGTATTCTTATAAACCGACACAACTACATCGTCGCTGCCAGCTAAAGGCTCTGTAATAAAGTAAGCCATATCGTATTATTTTTCACTCTTTTTGAAATATTCGATAATCTCTGCGACCGTGGCCTTGCGGCAAGTAAGAGAATAAGCAAGGTTTGTATTTCGATTTTTGTGCACACAATACGAACTCCCGGCTAACTCGGTAACAAAATACTGCTCGTTGTAATTCTCATCGTTCATCGCCGCCAGCGCCTTGAACAGCTCGATGTTTTCGCCACAGTCAATAAATGCTGGTGATTTGGGTGTCTTAGCCCAAATACCAACATAACCATCCAAATCAGGATCGTAAGGTTCCGTAACTATTACCCAGTCTTTATGATAATCGCTTGATGTGACGGCAGGAGATACATACCGGCCTATACTCGACAGCCACACAGCCAGTTCTTTCCGCTTCTCCGCATCCTCGACGCGGACAAAGCACGGGGTGGTGAATTTCATCCTATTCTTGTCGTTTTAGATTGTTTGTCCTGTTGATCTCCGCGGCAATAGCCTCGACGGTCTTGCCCCGGCCTCGGCCATTGCGGCGCACTCGCTCTATCTTCTGAAACCGACGAATAACTCCAGTAGGTTGAAGGTATTCGTCAAGACCCGAATAGGCGACAACCTCATTGAGCCATTCCTTTACGTCGAACCCATCCGGCGGTCCTTGCCAAATACCATCAATCAAAAAGTTTTTCATTTCTCGTTCAGTTTTTGGATAAATTCATCCATATAGAAGCAGTCATGTTCACCGCATTTAGTTGCCGTATTTGCACATTCGCCATTGCGGAAGTTGCGGAAGAAACAGCGTTTTTTGTGCTCTTCTATCGCTTTCGCCCGTATCTGTTCATAAGCCTCCTCCTCGGCGAGTTCGATAGCGGTAGACACATCCCATCTTGACACGACCAACTCGCGCCCTCCGAATCTTTCAGCATACTCTTGTGCCGTACACGTGGCATGTGTAATGTATTCCTTTGCATTTTCGCTTTTCATGGCTCAATCGTTTTCATCGTTATCGTCATCGGGATAGCTCACATCCTCATAGTTCACGCAGAAGTCGAAGCCCGGATCTTCGTCGAATACTCCTTTGGCTCGGCATTCTTCGTACTTTCGGCAGTTGGCGCAATAACATTCGTTTATTTGCCTGTTGATTTTCATTTTCTCTTTCCTTTTAACCTCATAAATCAGAATACTACAACCATGCTTGGGAACGGTGCGCTATTCTTCGCTCCGCCAAACTTTAACCGTCCTCGAATAAATCGAATCTCTTTCGCTTTACGATAAATAAACTCGTGAAAATAACATGTATCCGTTCGGGCCGGAATAAGGGCGACTACGATTGTTCCTGGCTTGCGCGATTCTTCATAGCACTTTTTTACCCAGTCACAAATACTCCTTCCATAAGGCGGGTTACAAAAAACAATTTCACCGGCCCAATTCTGCAATAACCCATCATCGTGTTTTGTGTAAAACTTCGCGCACTTCGCATTATCCGGACACGCGCAGGGGCCAAGAGTAAAATGAAACTCCGCATTGAGTTTGTCGAAGAAGTCCTGTGGAGTAGCCCACAAATCTGTTGCACTTGAAAACATTACATTTGTATTCATTTTCTCTTTCCTTTTAGCTCCGCAACGCGGCGGAGGATAAAGTTCTCTCGGTATGCCATATACATCCGGTAATTCCATCATTCAACAAATTCCGAAAAATGAATCGGATGTATCATGCGTATTGGAGCTAACTTCTTGTCAGCCTCCCGCCGCAGTCGTTTCGGTAGGCGTGTTTTCATCGTTTAATCAACTTTGCATGTAAACCATCAATCTCATACTCCCGGTAGCATTTATCGCAGATGATTGGCCCATCCTCATAAACCGGGCATTCCAAATCTTCCCAAACGTCAGTATAATTAATGCCCCTCGCCTGAATATCATTTCCGCAAATGCACCTGAACTCACAGACGACTTTATACTTAATATCTTCCACATGAATGTATACATCCAACCGGCCATCATTGGCATCCTTTTCCCGTTGTGTACGTTCGCGCTCGATCTTCTGCAAAAGCGCGATTTGTTTGGGATTGCCGATTTCAGGTTTTATATCCCCGAGCATAAACTTGCCATCCACGAGACGCAACGGCTGCTCAATGCTTGTTACCTGATCTTTCATCTCTTGTAATTTTTAAATTCAACACTCTTAAAAATAGCCTTGTGATTGCACCAACGAGCCAATCGTTTCTGCTCATTCGTCGGTTTGATGTTATTATCGAAATCCCGGTAAGGCTGGGCAAACGGGCAGACTTTCAGCTTGCGTAGGGCGTTGATCCGCTCCAATGATTCATCGACATCTTGAATCAGACAGTAGACGAAAATGCGATATGGCTTGATGCCTCGGCGCCCCAACTCTTTGACACACTTTGTAACCGCCTCCAGTTGGGACATACGGTCGCAGGCGAACCGAATATGCCGAATCCATTTCACCCGTGCCAGCAGGTCGAGGATGTAGAGATCATCGCACGCCCTCCGGGCATCCAGCCCTTGATTGAAATCGACTGCGATCCCCATGCGGACAATCTCCTCGATCTGTTCCAATCCGAACTCCGACGCCAGCACGTTGTTGTCGAGCAACACGGCCTGACGCTTGTCGCCGAGGAACTCCCGGAGCGGGGATGCCGGTCGGATGGCTCCCTCCTTGTGCGAAACGATGCACCACGGGCAGCGGTTCGGGCAACCACGGGTCAGGAAACCATAGGCTTCCCTGACGCCATAGAGCGAGTAATCCGGGCAGATGTGTTCCACCTCTTCCGGCAGCACCGTCGCATAGTCCCGGAATCCCGTTCCGCCCCGGATTACCTCGCAATGGTAGATGTCCGGACAATCGGCCGTGAAGGTGAAGACCTTCGACATGTAAACCCGGTCGTAGCACCCGAACATCGGGTCTGCGAACTCCACTCGGTCGCCCTGCGCCTTATGCCACGCCGATATTTTCATCAGCGCGAGATTCGGGAAATGATGCCCGTCTATGTCAACCAAACCTATTCGCATAGTCCGTATTTCAACATATTCCTGAATATCCCCATCATCGGAGCCTTTACGATACTGTTCCCGGCCAGCTTGTATTGCTGCGTATCGCTGATTCCCACAGCTTGTATCTTGTCGATGTCGCCGTCCGAAACATCCATCAGCCGCAAACATTCTCGGGGCGTAAGGCGGCGGATGCAGCCTGCATAGTCCAGCAAATTGTTCTGCTCCCACGCACTTCCTGTAATCGTTCCGGGAATATCCGCTTCGCCGCCTTTGTTGAAGCCGCGTCCCCGCATCAGGATTTTTGGTTCGAGGCCGCCGCCCGATTTCGTCGTTATCGTCGGGCTGATGCCGGTCGGATCGTATACCCGGTATTGCTGTCGGTTCCAGTCCGTTTCCTTTGTCGCACCGATCTGAATAGACTTGTCGGATATGAAAGTACCAGTCCAATTTGCGCAACCTTTCGCTGTTAAACACATCGCCACTTCACCGTTGATAGCCGTATATTTCCCTAACTTCTTTTTGACGTAATTTATCCCGCGCTCGTTCAAAAAATACTTCTCGTCTACCTCCAGCTCCAGCACATCTTTCAGCCGCTTTTCCAACCGAACCGGATGCGGAAACTCATACCAGCATCCGTTAAGAATGGAGAGCATAAACACACGTTCCCGGTTCTGCGGCACGCCGTAGTCTTTGGCGTTGAGTATTTCCGTGTAATTGACATAATCGAGCGAGCGAAGCCACGATTCCCATTTGAGAAACAGCGGACGGTATTTATCCGACACGAGGGCTTTCACATTCTCCATCAGCAGGAATTTAGGACGCTTGGCCGCGATCGGCCGACGGCATTCCCATAACAGAGATGACCGGGTACCCGAATCTTCTTCGAAGCCCTTCTGTTCTCCAGCACTACTGATGTCGGTACACGGAAACGAGTAGGTGAACAGGTCGAAGTCCGGAACGGCGTTCCAATCGATTTTCGTGATGTCGCCGTAATTTCGGTCTGCCAACTCCGGAAATACTGCATTATGGGCTTTGATCGCCCATCTGTCGATCTCCGACCAGCCTACGCACTCGTAATTCGCACCTATGTCCCGGAGGGCCATAAGTTGGCTGTCATAGCCGGAAAAACTTGTGAATACTCGTAATTTCATGGTCATTCGCATAACAACTCGTAATAGCTCGCCGCAAGGCTGTCTTTTCCGCCCGAAAAGGTGACGATGACTTTCATAACGTCCTCCGTTAATACTCCACGGCCGCCCGGCGGTCGATGAAGAAGTGGATACCCGGAGCGCATTCGTTCCAGCGGTCACCGTCAAAGTCGGAGACCTCGACGGTAGCGCCGACCGTATACACGAAGTTCGCATCATGGGTCGAATGAATTGTCTCGATGTCGGCTTTAGTTCCATCAGCATTCTGAATCTCCACCACATAGGCTTTGTCGCAGCGACATTTTTCGCCTCCGGCAGAGCTGCGGCGGGCATCCTCCGGGATTTGCAGCTTCACGATATATTCCGAAGCCTTCTTCCAGCCGATAAAACTGCCATCGGTGGGGCAAGCCATGTATGTACCTATGGCTTCGCGCAGGTCGGCTCCGTACAGGTTGGCTTCGCGCAGGTTGGCTCCGTACAGGTTGGCTCCGCGCAGGTCGGCTCCGCGCAGTTTGGCTCCGTACAGGACGGCTCCGTACAGGACGGCTCCGCGCAGGTTGGCTCCGTACAGGTTGGCTTCGCGCAGGTCGGCTCCGTACAGGTTGGCTTCGCGCAGGTTGGCTCCGCGCAGGTCGGCTTCGCGCAGGTTGGCTCCGTACAGGTTGGCTCCGCGCAGGTTGGCTCCGTACAGGTTGGCTCCGCGCAGGTCGGCTCCGTACAGGTCGGCTCCGCGCAGTTTGGCTCCGTACAGGACGGCTCCGCGCAGGTTGGCTCCGCCTTTCAAGGCCTCCGTTACCGTTTTGGCAAGCGTATTGTCAACGCTCGAATACTCGAAAAGGATAGAACCTGTCCAGCGGTTCTTGATCGATATTTTAATCTCTTTGTTCATGGTTGTTGTGTCACATGGTTAAATACCAACGTATTTCCGACTGGAATTCCTCGATCGTCCGGCAGACGACGTGTCTGTTCCCGTTCGTGATTGCGAGTGAACGCCATTCGATTTGCGCGTCCGATAGGACGGAACGTCGGTCGGGAGTCTTCATTTCGATACATAGGGCGTTGAAGCCTCCACGTCCGAGCAGCAGGATAAGGTCGGTAACGCCTGCCGTTACGCCCTCGGCTTTCATTATCGCGGCTTCCGTGCGGCCCCGGGCGCCGCCGTTCGGTACGGCGAACAGGAGCTTCCCGATGTCCGGGTATTGGAGTCGAAACCAGCTGACGCACATTCGTTGCAGGTGTGATTCGATGTGTCGTGTCATGGTGATTATTATAACTCGTCCGGGATATTATACCGCGCCTTGTCTCCTTTGAGCACCCATCCGGGCTTCTCGGCCCCGCTAATGCGTATCGGAGCATAATCGTCCGTGCTGCCGCCGTTCCGGGCCACCTCATTGCACATCGCGGAATACGTCAGAATCCGACATTTCACATCGATGCCCAAGATGTCGGCGATCGTCAGCCGTTTGTACGTGAACGCGTCCAGCACCCTGTTCAGGGCATATTCCAGCCGCTTCCCGCTCATTCCCGTCTTCTCGATACGCTCGGCAAGGATAGAGAAGAATTCGCTCGACATATCCGGAAAACATACGGACAGTTTATGCACCACCGTGGCGATATGTGCCGCCGATGCCGGAGGCCCTGCAAGTACGGATACTTCCTCACTCCCACTCTTGGCGAGTGTGAGCGCGATAGATTCCCTCGGCGACGGCCCGAGCGAGCTCATCAGGGCCTGGGGGTTGATTTTTTGTACTTCGCTCATGGTTCTTGATTCGTTGATCTTGTTCGTACTGTTGGTTCTTGCGCAGCCAGTTATTGAAATGCCTCTTGCAGTCTCGCTTGTCTTTGACCGTCTCGCCGCTATTTTGCACATCGGCAGCGTATTCGCGGATTTTCCGCTCGACATAGGATCGGTCAAGATGCTTGTTCATGCACAACGCCTCGAGCCATACGTCCTCGCCCGCCAGATATTCCGCAATGGCCGTCACGGGGACGTATTCGAGCGTGCCATCGGGTGGCGGTTCCGGGGGGAGCTTTTCCGCGCAACCTTTTCGGGGGGCTTTTTTCGCGCAACTTTTTTCGGGGGCTACGTCCGGGGATTTACGGGGTTGGGCTTCCTGAGCACACGCAGTGATTCCACCCATCCCCGTTTCCTCCGGGATTTCCCCTTCCTCGCGCGTGCGCGCACCAGGAGAGGGAGAAGAATAATCTATTAGAGATAGATTGTCATACTCATTCTCATTATCGGCTTTTTTGGGTTTTAAAAAACCCACTGGGTTTTTTGGGTTATTTGGGTTTTCCGATCCTCGACTGCGGCTTTCTTCCTTGCTCGGTCTCCCACCTTTCGACCCGTTCCGCTTGTTTCGCTCGATTACTTTCTGGTATTTTCCCCCGTCAATATCCATTTGGTTCTTGAAGAAGGCGAATGCCATATGTATATCTGCATCCACTTGCGTACTACCGTCTATCTGATAGAGAAATATCGCTCGGAATAATCGCCCCAGCTGCTTATCGGACAAACCCGAAACTGGCCCATAGAATGACTTGTACAACAAAAAACTATCTTTCATAGACGCATCTTCTCTTTCTCGAAGCTTATCATCGTCCGTAGATTGTCGCATTGATGCTTACAAGCGGCGTTGATCCGATCTAACCATTTGGCCAGCGCATTCAGTTCTGATGCCGAGCTATCCACCAACTTATTGGCTAATGACGCTGAAAGGCTCGCAATAACCTCTTTTTCATCATGGAACATCTTTGCAACAGCCGCATCCCGCATTCCAATGACCTCGCTTAACAACTCTCCGCTGCGGGCATAATACACGCCCAGCTGATCGAGGCGTCCGATCATCGCGTTGATGTCGGCATCATTGAGACATTCAAGCAGGTCTTGTATGTCCCTGGCCTCCCTTCTGATCTCGTCGATCCTTGTCATGGCGTTTCATTATTTTCTTGTACAACAATTTGGCGTTTCGCAATGCGTTCTGCCCTTTCACGGTTTGACCCCGGCATTGATCCAGGTCCCGGAGGATGCGCACCACCTGTGCGATCTCCCACTCTTTCAACTCATACATAAGCGAACCATTTTAGCGGCTATTTGTTCCTTGATCCGGTCGGCGTTATCAAGGGCATCGCGGACTCTCTTTAGAAATGCCTCGTCCCGATCCACACGCAGGATTTTGAGCATGAAATATCGGTTTTGACACCGAGGGTCGTAGGATATGAAATCACACCACTTGCGTCCGGTTACGAGCAGGTTCCCTTGAATCTGGGCATAGTACTCGGGATTAATACCGTGCAGCTCCGAAGCAGTCTCCAACAGCAGATATTTGGCGTGTATCGCCGAGTTGTAAGGACACTTGATCTCGATGATACCGTCCTCTCCGACTAATCCGTCGGGGCTGCCTCCAAAAGTCCGCGACCACTCGATAAAACCGCACAGATCGACCGTGTTGCCCGTGCGATCCTCGTAAGCTATCCGAGCCTCCGGCTCGTGTTGGTGCCCCCATCGGACCTCGCGTGTGTTCAGTTCGTTATAGTCCAGGCAAGTACCGTTAGTCAAATCCTCGGCCAGCTTGTCGAAAATGTAGCTTTCGGTAACCTTCGATACGTCGCCCGACCTGGGTTTGGTCATTAGCTTGTGAAGCTCTGACGAGGTGAAATGAAATAAGCGGTCGTTGAACCATTCGGGGGTGTTCTGATATGTATTCGAGCCATTCATATACTTGTTTGATTATTTTTCGGGGAAAAGTTTGCCGTCATCGACCATCACCCTCTCTGCTGCTGCGGCAATATCATCGACAGCTTTCGTCTTTGTAATCATCTCGCGCAGGTTGTCGGCCTCTTCCTTGTTGATAAGCCCGCGGAGCAGCGCGGCATTCACATCCGCCTCGGTCTTGATGGATGAAATGTCGAATACGGCTGCCTGCCGCCCCGGAGTAACGCCTTCGTAGGTGGTATCTACCACATCGCGGATTTCCTCGACCGTCTGCATCCCCATAGATATTTCCGGGGCATATGTTCGCTGGAAAAACGCCGCCGAGCGGTACTGAAGCATCAGTTCGGGCATCGTCTTCCACTTGCTGCCGGCCTTGCCGTACCATCCTTCGTCTTTGGCCATCTGCATCGACACCCAGGCGCCGTGCAGCGGGCTGCCCGTGGTCTTGTCAATGGCCCAGGCCCGACAACGCCACTTATCCAGATCGCCTTCGTTCTCATGTTCGTAGCGAAGCGGCGAGAACCGCCCGCAGGTGTTCAGCGCAGCGATCAGGAACTTCGACGACCAGCCTACATTACCGTAGACTACGTAGAGGTTCTGCATCACCAGCAGCGGGGACATCCCGATACGGTTGGCCATTTCCAGCGCAATGATACAGTTGGCGACAGCCTCCGGGGTTTTAGATTTCTGATACTGCTCCGGGACGATGGTGGACGAAGCCAGCGATATAGCCATGCGCTGTGCGTTCTCGAAATTGGCCTGCGAGGCGAACACGAGCATCGAATCCCCCGATGATGGGGCCGTAATAGTCGCAGGGACGGTTTCCTGCTGAATCTTGTTATCTTCCATAGTTGTTGTTGGTTATAAGTTGTTTCGTTTTGCGTAATCGTTCATTCGTTTTGCCAGGCACGGACGGGAACAATCATAGATCGTGTCCCATACTTCTGTAACCGTGAACCCCTCATCGGGGGCGCTCAACAGATCGTCCCATAGGTAATGACGCTCCACGGTGATGTGAAATACACCCCAGTCCACTTCGAAGGTAAATCCGTCGACATCCCCGTAGGTATAATACTGGCCTCGATCTGAATCTTGGGCATCTCCGGGTGTCTTATGTTCGAAAAAAGCGGCGAACATTTTGAAGAGCAGCTTCATCGACTTGTCAGACAATGTGAATTCGTTAAGTGTCGGACGCTTTTTGACGTTGCCCGTAATATATTCGCTCGGGATGTCTACCAGCTCCTCCGATGCCGGAAGAACCGGGGATGTTGTTGTAATGTGATATTGCGCGTTCATGGCTAATCGAATTTTTCAAAGACACGGTTCAGAATAGCGTCTACGGTATCGTAGATGCGCTTGTCAGAGTAGACGACGCCGAAAACTGCGGCTATGGGCAACATCCACAGCAGCAAGGTTACAAGGCTTGCCATAATTCAGCGGTTTAATGTTTGACTTTGGGAGGGAATACCCGGCTTACGAGTATGGTGCCGACAACGACAGTATAGGCCGGATACATAATGCGGAACCGAGCCAGGAAACAGCCAAGGGCGTGTTCCTCGCAGGCAGCGCGGATAACATCAGTGTAATCGACTTTGTCCGAAGAGAACATCGGTCGTGTTGCCTTGAGGTGGCAACGATAGAATACGGTGCGGCTTTTCTTTGCGCGCGGTGTGGTCTGGGTGTTATTTACCCGGGTACCACTTTTAACATCGGTCTGCATTGTCTGTTAAAAGTTTAGTTAATATGTAAAGGGCAATAAAAAAGGCGTTGCCCCAGTCAGGTTTGCAGACCGACACTATCAGCAAGCTGAAAGTGGACAAGGGACAACGCTTTATATAGCGTTAACTATGTACTTTGTTGATGCTAATAGCATCGGTCTGCAATTGCAAATATACAACTTCATTTCGAATCTGCAAAATTATTTGCCATCGGCATCGAAAAAAGGTATCGACGGCTTCTCCTTAAGGGCGATTCGGTACATCATTTCAGCCTTTGCGCCGTTGATGATCTTACCCGCAATGTTAGCAATCTCCGATGCCTCTTTGGTCTCGATCTCTCGTGCTCGAAGCTCTGCATACACGCGGCCCAAATCGGCCGTCAATTCCCGGATGTTCTTAATCTCTTTCATCGTTTTGTTGTTTTTTGATTTCTCAGTATAGCTTTAGTTGAATACGTTTGTAGTCGATTGTTTCTGGGGTTACTGGGAGGTTTAAGCGTTTTAATTTATCTATTAAATAACTGTCAGTCAGTTCTTCGCGATACTTGCGTTTCATTTCCAGTAACTTTTCGGTATTGGCAGCGTACCACTTGCGGTACCTTTGCCGCTCCTTTTCGGTATTGGCTTCACGCCACTTGTGGCGTATTTCCCGTATCTTTTCGGGATTGGCGGCACGCCACTTTCGGTTATATTCCCACCTCTTTTCGGGATTGGCGGCACGCCACTTTCGGTTATATTCCCACCTCTTTTCGGAATTGGCGGCACGCCATTTGCGGTATCTTTCCGCCTCGCATTGTTTGCAAGTATGGGTACGACCTAATACGCATCCCTTATTCTTCGCAAACTCTTCCAGCGGCTTTTCCTGCCCGCATTTGCGGCAGACGCGGGTAATGTCATCCATAATTTCTTACTTTTAGGGGTTATTCGTAGATAGGACGCCAGCCGACAATACTACTATGGCGGTAATACTATTGCGACGCAGGGAGGATTCGAACCTCCGACCTCCACAGGCAGACACTCCGACGCGTCGGGATGTCTGCCAGTAGCGCACTACCGCTGTACTACTGCGTCAGCCTTTACTATTTCTTCGCTTCCAAGATAGGCAGATTAGCTTCCGTGGGAATATAAACCACCTTGTTGGGAATGTTATTCTGTTGGCGCACCCACAAATACTGAATGTAGGTCGAAGTGATCGATCCGTTCTCAATCCGAATGGCTTCTGCCGCACCTTTTGCTCGCTCTATTTCTGCCTGTGCATTGAGTTTCTCGGCTTCCAGGTTGGCTTTCGCTTCCTCGATTTTGATACGTCGGTTTTGTTCAGCTTTGGCAAATTCCGCCTTGCCGCTCATTTCCTGCTGCCATACGTTGTACGAAGGACATCCCACCATACAGACGGCAATGATACAACAGACGACTGCGACGATTGCAATCCATCCGGTTGCATGGAAAGTGATGTCATAATCCCCGAATTGGTTTTTGTGTTTTTCGGTAAATAATTTCATAATTTTAATAATATTAGATTAAAACTGATTTATTGCCAATTTCCGCGACCTTTCGGCGTTTTTGAGATAGCGCGCCTTGTATTTCTCATTGGCTTTCTCCGGAGGAACCAAGATTACCGTGTTTCTATCGAGCCGTAAGGGCACGAGACCCTTTTCTTTGAGCTCATTGATATAACTCTGCATATAATAGATGATTGTTTATTTCAAAAAATGCGGGGGACTTACGACGATCCCCCGCGGTGGCGACACGGCTTCCGCGCCGCCGGTTTGCGTTCTTTATCTCCCGTTTCGTGGGCTTAACCCGCCTCGGCCTCGCTACTCTTATTCACGCGGCCTCGGATTGTCGAGGGATATACCCTCTATCGCTTCCGTTGATTGAATGACCCTTCGATCAAACTAACAACGTGGGGATCGCTCCCCTGTTGAGCTACCCGGAGTCGAACCGGAAGCGCCTCCTCCAAAGGGAGATGTGTTACCGTTACACCATAGCTCAAAATGCCTGTCTTTCCAGGCTGTCAGATGCTTTCGTATAACCTGTCCGATAGAGTCAAGCGTCTGTTCCGCTTTGTCATTGCCGCGCAATCGGCAATAATCCCTTGCGCTATCGTCGCTCTACTTGCACCATCAACAAAGGGGTTGCGGAGGGTGAGAGATTCGAACTCCCGAAGCGTTACCGCTCGCCGGATTAGTAAGCCGGAGCCTTCAACCACTCGGCCAACCCTCCAAATATCGCCCGCGGGCCTCACGGATGGCAGACGACGTGCAATGATGGATAAAGAAAGGAGGCGTTAATACGCCTTATTCTTTGATGAAACGCCCGTCGGCGCCTCGCTTGCGGGTATATTTCATCAGATCGAGTTCGACGGCAATACGCAGGTTGCGTTCCTCTGCGCACTTTTTCAGAAGATTATTGCGATCTTTCTCGCCTTCGGCAAAGCTCCGACGGATGTCCGCATTCACGCGCTCGAGCCGTTCGATCTCCGCACGGTATCTTTTTCGCGGAGTGAAGTCAATACCCATAAATTTTCGGGTTTTGAATGCATCGGTTTTCATATTTGTGCAATTTCGGGGTTAACGACCATATGATACTCTTTGTAGCGGACAACCCGCCCTCTGTCTGCGTCGTGGCTGTAACACCAATCGCCAACGATGATGTAGCCTTTGCGCCGGAGCCTCGTGACAATCTTCCGCAGCTCCGTCGTGCCAAATTTGCTCATCGCTTTCCACACGGTCAGCGTGCCTCCTCTGATGAAGTAGGCCAATATGCGGGCCTGTGGCTTTTTTAAATTCTCCATAGTTTTGAAATTTTAAGGTATTCGTGCCCTGACGCCATCGAAGACAAGGCTCGCCGAATAAATAGTGGTATACGCCAGCCGAAGCCGGTTATCTATTTGGTCGCCATCAGGGCATAAAAGCGGGATTGCGCAAATGACTACAAGCTTAAATCGCAAATGGACAGAAAGAACGTGTGCACAAAACCCGCATTGGAGCCCGGATAGGTACATTCAAACCACACCGGGCATAGTGTTGATACGGCTCACCGGATCGCTCCGGATCATCGCTCGCTCGTTGGTATTTATCTGTTGCCAGCCCTTCTGCGCCAAGTCGCTCACTGGGTTTTACATCCACTCGGATGGTTCTCGTGTATCAATACGTCAAAGACCCGAAAATCGCTTTCTGCCTTGCAGCTGGGGTTATTGCCAGCGATTAAACCCCTAACCCTTGCGGGATGCTATCTTGGGAGTGCGGCAGGATTCGAACCTGCCACGCACTCCTTGTTGGTTTAGTTCTCTATCAGCTCCTCCACCCGGAAGCCTCGGCTTCGGCGGGGATTGCGCAACCTGCGACATTCGAAATCCGTACTGAACACCTCCACCGAGAACAGGCACAGCAGAACCGCGGCCCCGACGCGTCGGGTCATCTCGGACACGTTGAGCGTGATGCCGAAATTCTGCGTGAAATACCAGGTAACCAATGCCTGCAAGGTCCGCTTCGTCCCCGTCTTGTCGTAGATGCTCTGGAGATGGTTGGCTACGCATTGGTAGATCACGTTCATCCGTTCTGCGATCTCGCGGGCCGAATAGCCCAGCACGACGAGGTTCATTACCTCACGCTCGCGTTTGCTCAATAGGGCGTCAGTTTTCATAGTCTTAAGCCAAGCCCCAGGGATCGGATACGCCCCATTTGGTAAATATCTGTTCGATCTTTTCCCGTTCTGTGGGCGTATGGTTCACATAGCCGTATTTGCGATTGTGGAACGCTTTGTCGCATAACCCGCCTTCTTTTAACGCCTGGCTGATCTCATCCATAGCAATGCTGGCGAGGTCCCGGCCTTTTCTCCGGGCGCGGATGACGTTGTAACCTTTTACAAAGGCGCAACGCTCGATGTCTTCTTGTGAATGATTCATTGTTATTATCGTTTTTTTTGTATATTTTTACATTTTAATAATCGGCAGGTAACTATACCTTTGCCGTGTATCACAATGCAAATATGTGCATATTATTTTAATTATGCAAATTTTATGCTCATATTTTTATAGGTTTTTTAATAGTCCCTTTGTATATGATTGATTTCAAACGTTTTCGAAAAGACAAAAGGTTAACACAGGCGGCACTCGCAAATATGTTGGGAATGGATCAAAGCCGCATTTCTCGAATGGAGAAGAACGGCGACGGATTTACGCCTGAGCATATGGACATATTATGCAGTCGATATGCCGACATTGACGATTACGTTATCGACGACTCCAACGTCGCCCCCGCTCCCACGGTTCCCGCATTGCTGGCTTTGGTTGCCTCCCAGCAGCGCACCATCGAGAACCTTTCCGAAACCATAAAAAGCCTAACATCAAAGAACTAATCATGCAACCGTTAAGCCCGCGGGGCCAACTCGTTATCAGGTACGCCGATGCACTTATCAGGGACCGTAACGCCTACTTTGACGAGCTCGCCGTATGGAAATACCGCGTCCACTCCACTATGTTTGTTGCGTCGGCTACTATTCTGACTTTGGTTTGCTCATTAGGGCGGCCCATATCGGGCAATCCGGGTGGCATACATGCTTGCTATCCGGATTGCACATATTGGATAAGCATTGCGACAGTATTGCTGAACGGAATATGTCTGCTTGCTCTTTCGGCCGCTCTGTATCAAAATATTCGCGCCACAAGTCAGGTAATGCACAGAATCGAAGAACGATTTGATGACTTAAAAGAAACACTTTTGATTCCTGCCGACGACGCTTTGATCGTTGACGGCGAATGCAAAATAATTTCACGCGTCGAAATATCGAGGTTCTTTTCGGTTTGTGAGATGGTTGCATATATTTCGTTTATATTAATGGTTATAGGATTGGTATTCCGTTATTGCTTCGTCCAGCCATGAAAGGATGGTCAAGGCGCTTATTCTGTATCTTTCTAATCTCTTTTAATACAGTCAAACGTCTACGCCGTATGCGCAGCGCGTCGAGCCGTAACCATATGGCCGTTATCAATAATGCAACATTCAGTATTTGCAACACCGTTAATGCAAGCATAATGAAATGTATTCAAAGAACATTTGTAAACCCTATTGGCGCACTATTTTGCCCTTTCGGATTTGGTTGTTTCAATCTTTTTTATATATCTTTACATTGTTTTGCGGCGTAGAACTATTTACCTTTGCGGTGTAGTTCAATTCCACGATGCAAATATAAACTTTGTTTAGTGTATATCCAAACAAAAAGCAAACTATTTTTAGGCACATTTTATAAATGACTGAGACTGAGAGAATAAAAAAAGCCATAAAATGGCTTATAGGTAGCGGCATTGCTAAAACTCAAGAAGGAATAGGTCTTCTAATGGGCTATTCCAATAAATCCGCATTCTCCCAAGTAGTCAACAACCCAGATAAAAGGCCGGAAGATTTTGTCGTGCGTTTATGCAACCTAAACAATGCACTAAACAAAAATTGGTTATTGACCGGCGAAGGGTCAATGCTCAAAAATACCGACCAACCTGTCAGTCAAGGAGGAGAAGACGCAACACTTTCGGAAGCTGACTTAAATAATTCAAACACTATGAAGAAGTATTTAGACCAAGTCCTTCGACAAAACGAGGAGCTAATTCGGCAAAATGGGGTACTACTTGATCTATTCCGAGAAGAGAGGGCTAAAAACAAGGGCGAAGTCGCCCTAAAAAAAGAGGGCTAAAGGTGTTCTAATTAGACTAATGCCTACCGGAGGAGAGCTGGAACCGTATGCCAAAGCACACACATAATAGCACTAAACAAAAATGCCCCTCTCCGAGTATCCGGGGGGGGGTAAATTGTATAAACCAAAAATTAAACACCATGAAGAAACTTTTACTTACATTCATCATCATTTTAATATCTGGGATAACCTTTGCGCAAGACCGAGATTCTGTAAAATACAAATCGTACGACATCGAAAAAGCTGTATCTATTATCAAGTCAAGCCCGTACGCTCCTGGTCTTATTACCACTTATAAAGGCCGTCGAGTATATTTTGATTATAAATCAGACCAATATATATTGGAAGAGCACTTCGCAAGAAGATACGGCCCGGGTATGGTAAAAGCGATGGATGAACTATATATAAAACAACGCGAAGAATATCAGAGAAAAATAGAGATGCAAAAGACTTTAGAATGTCAACGCCCAACATTTAAGCCGGACCAAGGCATAGATGATGAGGGCAAAAAATATAAGCTCAAATTAAAGCCTCGGAACCTCGTAATAGGGACATCCGTCATTGGTGCATCTGCTGCAGTATATATGCTGACCAGTTCTGCGGTCAGTACAAGGTCTAAAGGGCTGGCAGAAGAACTTGCAAATCACGATATTGATTCAGATGAATATGCAAAAGAAATAGAGTCTTTGGATAAGACGAAGCGTACCGTCGGGTTCATCTGCGCCGGAACATCTCTCGCAGGAGTAATCGTTGTGTTAACGGGAATATATAGAGATTACGACAACGGAATAAATCTTGGTCATAATTTCACGGTTTCGGACTACGGCGCAGGAATCAGTCTGACAAAAAGGTTCTAACCCACCCTCCCAACTCCCGGGCCACGAGCTCGGGGATTTTTTATACATATTGAACAATAAACCGCCCTGAAGCAGGCTTTCTTCTTAAGAAAAACACAAACTTTTTGAACAATTCGTCCCATCAATCCCCTGGCCACAAAAAAATATGAAAATTTTTCGTCGAACTCTTGCATAATGTGCCGAGAGTTGGCTCCTTTGCATCGTAAGGCTATGAAGATATAGCCCACAGACAAGACGAGCGGTAGCATCCGCGAATCTTAACGACGAAAGGACACGTTGTTGGTAGTAGGTTTCCTGGGAACGAGGGTCTGTGGCTATTCATCCGGCCGCAGACCCTTTTTCTATGGCAAAGAGAACGGAAGGAATCAAGACGACAACCGACAGCAAGCCCACCCGTAAAGTGGGCCGCCCTCGTGCATATACCCCCGAAGCTCTTGAAGTCAAGTTCGAGGAGTATGCAAAATGGGTGAAAGCGAATCCACGATACAGCAACAGGGTATTGGCCGACGGCTCTGTTATTCCCGTACCTTACGAACGACCGCTGACACTATCCAGCTTTGCCGTATTTGCAGGAATTGTTCCGGAAACCTTTAGAAACTTTGAGGAACAAGAGGAATATTTTGGCGTGTGTGCGCGCGTGCGCGCGCGAATCGAATCCGATCAGTTGGAGGGGGCTATGTGTGAGCAGTACAACTCGACGATTGCGTCGCGTGTTCTGCATCTTGCCGACCGCCAGGATGTGACAACCAACGGCAAGGCGATAACGGCCGCAACACAGCCTATTTCCGTGGTCCTCGATCCCGAAGCTGCCAAGATCATTCAGTCCATCGGCAAAATGACAGTGAAGGAATGACGCCCGATCCCGTAACATACAGAGGCAAGACCTACAAAGTCAAGATGTACCTCTACCAGCTATACGCCGGGAGCGGCGCCGTCGTCCGTATCTTCGACGAAGGAAGCTCCCGATCCGGAAAAACTTTCGACACGGCAGACTTTCTGTATGACATCTGCGCATCATCGTCCGTACCTCTTAAAATATACTGTTATCGGGCCACGCTTCAAGATTGCAAGGAAAAGACGCTGGACGACTTCCGCAAGAAGCTGCAATTACGCGGCGCATACGATCCCGATTGTATGCGTGGCGAAAACATTCTCCCCGAATATCGCATCAAGGATAGCGTGATTCGTTTCCGGGGTCTCGACAAAATGGATGTCAAAGAGGGCCACGACTGCGACATCGTATATTTCAACGAGATGCTCGACGGTGTAAGCCGTGCGCAATTCGACAATATCACCATGCGTTGCACGCGGATGGTCATCGGTGACTGGAACCCGAAATACACGGAGCATTGGGCGTTCCATATGGAGGGCGCTCCGGATACTATTTTCACGCACACGACGTACAAGGATAATCCCTTCTGCCCGGCGGGGGTTCGCCGCACAATCGAGGGATACGAACCCACTCCCGAGAATATCGCCGCCGGAACTGCCGACGAATGGCGCTGGAAAGTGTACGGCCTCGGAGTACGTGCCGCGCAGGAGGGGCTGATATTCCCCGACATCGACTGGATCGACGAATTCCCCGAAGACATCGAACGCGTTGTATTGGGCCTCGACTTCGGATTCACAGCAGACCCCACGGCCTGCGTACGTGTCGGATTCCGGGTCCCGAACCATCTTTACTTGCAGGAGCTGATATATCAGCCTATCGACGACACTTCGAAATTATATGCAGCGCTTTCGCCGCACTTCTCAAACGGAGTATCCCGATGTTATGCAGATAGCGCCGACAAATATGCCAAATCCCCCGAAAGCATGATAACCGCAATGCGCATTAAAGGGCTTACGGTCATCCCCGTGCGGAAATACCCGGGGTCTGTCATGGACGGCATCACGGCCATGAAAGGATGCAAGATACATTGCGTGCGTTCGCGCAACATGCAGATAGAAGCAAACTCGTACGTGTGGGAGACGGTGAACGGCATCGCCATAAACTACCCGCACGACGAATTCAACCATCTATGGGACGCTGCCAGATATGCCGTTCAGTCTGAATTCAAGAACCTTATTCAAATAGCTGCATAATGAATCTATTCGGCTACGAAATACGCAGGAAAAGCAATAATACAGCCTCAAATTTGCCGGCATCGACATTGAGCTACATCGGCGTACCTCCGGTATTTCAGGGATCAACTGAAACCGTGGGGACGATCGACACCAGGGGCAAAGCGGGACAAGCCAAAGCATACGCACTTTGCTCGCCGCTGATGTCTGTAATCTCGAAGAAATGCGCGGCAATTAAGAATCTACGTCTTGCAGCCACCACGGAAGATGGTGAAGACCTCGAACGACCGGACGCCGTGCGGACCATATCGCATCCTAATAGCGTGCAGGGCATCGCGGACTTCGTGGCACACATCGAGGCCATGACGCAGATTTTCGGCAAAGCCTATATCGTACGCATGGAATCAGTGGGATTCCCGGGAGCTTTCGAGCTGTTCGTCGCCCCCAATCTTTGCGTCACGGAAAATGCCGCAATATCTCCGGCGTTATCGTTCATTCCCGATGCGGACATCGTGGATTATACCGTGACCATTTGCGGATCTTCGATGAAGATAGCCAAAGAAGATATGTTCATCGTGAGGGATGCCTCTTATGATCTCAATGCTTGCGGCGGCAACATCTCCCGAATGGTATCATTACAGAAGCCGGTGAATACTTTCGTAGCATCCTACGAAGCTGTGCATGAACTGATGATCAACCGCGGTATGCTGGCTATTATCTCGCTGACATCCGGAAGCGGCGATATTATTCGAGATGCTCGGCTGCCGGAAACAGAGTCGGAGAAGAAAAACATACAACAGGCATTCAGAAAGTACGGCATCCAGTCCGATCAATTCAAATACGCGATCACGTCCATGAATGCTGCCGTAAGTCCGGTATCGTCAACGATTACCGATCTGGGACTGACAGACGTGCAGAAAGCCTGCAAGAAAGAAATTGCGGACATCTACCAAGTGCCGAGCGTGCTGCTCGACGTAGAGGGTTCAACGTACGCCAACGCCAAAGAAGCGAAAACGATATTATATAACGACGCGATAATCCCCGAGGCAAATAATATATTCTCCGTGCTCAACAGGATATATGGCTTTGAGGATTTCAAGGTGATGCCCTACTACGATCATCTTGAACTCTTCCAAGAGTCTAAGCGCGAACAGGCGGCGGGCATGACCAATCTCGTAAATGCCTTGAATAACGCCGTGTCCGGAGGTCTGATGACTACGGAGCAGGCTAAAACAGAACTTTTGAAATATATCGTATAACATGAACTTATCTCAGCAAATAGAAGCGCGCCGGGCGGCAATGGGCAACACTTGCCGCAAAGAGTTCGCCGTGACAAAAGCGGACATTGCGAACGAGGACGAGCATATTATCCTCGTGAAGTTCGCCAATTTCGGCAACAAGGACAGCGCGGGCGATATTCTTATCAAAGGATGCTTCGCCAAGTCCATTAACGACAGGGGCCCGGGATCGGCCACAAACCGCAAAATCGCGTTCGTATGGCAACATGATTTCGCCGACCCTATCGGCCGGATACTGTCTATCGAAGAGCGTGAAGACGGTGCATATGCAGAAGTTAAGCTGAGCAACTTCGACGCGGTGCCGAATGCAAAGCGCGCGTGGTTCCAGCTCAAAGACGGCGATATTAATCAGTTCTCGTTCGGATTCAACTACGTATGGGACAAAATGGAATATGACGAAGCCCTCGACGCGTTCATCGTTAAGGAAGTCGTGTTGCATGAAATATCCGTCGTTACTGCCGGAGCCAACGAGGAAACGGCATTCGTCGGTGCTGTGAAGAGTTTACCGGACGCCATCAAGGTTATGAGCGATGCTCTCAATGCGGCGTCATTGGAGGAGAAAATGAAGATCAAAAAGCAAATCATCGAGACATTGAACGCAGCCGAGCCGGAGAAACCACTCACTGAAAATATGTTCGGGAAAATAGGTTCACATATCAATTAACCAAAAAACACAAAGAAGAATGGAGATTAAATCATTTGTGCTTCCCGCTGGCGTAGAGTTCAGCGAGGACGAGAAAAAGGGCCTGAACGCGCTCGGAGATTATATCAAAGGGCAGTTCGAGGAGATGGTCGCAGGCATCAAGTCACAGAACGAGATCGTCGAGGCTGTCAAGGAGGAGTTCGGGAAACTCGGGCTGTCGCCGGCGAAGATCGAAAAACTGGAGGGCGCGCTTAAAGCTCAAGGCGTCGAGATCGCCACGATGAAGAAAGGCGCTCCCAAGCAGGAGGGACACAAAACGCTGGTCGCCGCTATGGAAGAGGTGCTGAAATCGGAAGAGTTCGCCGCCGCATATAAGGATATGCGGAACGGACGGGGGAGACTCTCGACGGGCGAGTTCGCGCTCAAACTCGACACGTCGGCCGTGACGAACGAAGACCCCAACCGCACCGTGCTGACGACGAAGATTTACGCAGACGCCAGCCCCCGCAATGCGTTCGTGCAACTCTTCACGCGCATCAATGTGCCCGACGACAAGAACCGCATCATGTACAACGATGCTTCCTACACCGACGGCACCGGGTATGCAGAGGAGATGACAAAGCACACCAATACCGACACCGCCACGCTTACGGGCAAATACCGTGAGCTGGCAAAACTCGGTTCCGTGCTTCCTTTCTCGGCTGAGAGCGCCGAAGATTTCGGGTACTTCCTGGCATGGGCGCAGACGAAGGCCCAGCAGGGGATCGCAGCCAAGCTCGATTCTCTGCTGTGGGACGGTGACGGCGTGGATGCCTCCAAGCCCAAACACATCTACGGACTAAAAGCATCCGGCGTTACGGCATTCAATGCAACGACGGCGGGTGTGGCAACCAGCGTGTCAGCACCGAACATCGCCGACCTGATCCTCGCCATGAAAACGCAGGCAAAGGTCGGGACCAACGATTCGATGGCTCCGAATTACGTGCTGATGAACTATGCCACCGAATTCAAGATGCGCACGCTGAAGAACACCCTCGGCGACTACATCACGGTGCTGCCCAATGGGGCCTTGTCGGTGCATGGCATGACGATTATCCCGACCCCGAAACTCTCGGCCTCGGAGCTCGTCGTGCTCGATTCCACGACGCTCCAGCTGCACGACAAGCGCAATATCACTATGGAGATCGAGCGCGTCCCGGAGACGGATTCGTATCGTCTGTGGCTGTGGTATCGCGGGCAAGCCCTCGTTACACGGCCGGATATGAAAGCGAATATCTATGTCGCCGACATCAACACCGCTCTGGCCGCCATCGAGAAAGCAACAGCAGGATCGACCGAGTAACCCATGAAAGCGAAAGATGAAGCAGCTATGACACGCGCCCCCGTTAGGCGCGGTCGTCGCGCCCTTAAAGCCAACGTCCTGCGCGTCGAAGTCATTAGAGCGCATGACGGGATCGACAAGGGCGAAATACTCATCAAATCGCGGGCAACTGCGGAAATGATGATCGCCAAAGGGTTCTATAAAAAGGCCCTGGAGGAGTAACCGGATAGGGGCGGCAACACGCCGCCCCTATCTTCAAATAAAATACCATGATCTTAGACGAGCGATATTTCACCTACCCCGAGACATATATTGCGGGGATAGAGACCAAGAGCGACGGTAAACCCGCCGGACCTGCCCCCAAAATCATAAGCGATATTCAGGCATATATCGCCAAGTACGAACCTCGGTTTCTGCGAATGCTTCTGGGGTCGGATGTCGCCGACAATATTGAGGATTACCCAGCTATTGTGGCGCTGCTGGCTCAACCGGACAAGGGGACATCCGTAATTGCCAAGTATATCTATTTCTACTACTCGCGCGACCATATGACATTCAACACCGTTGCCGGGGAAAAGCTGAAGAACACCGAAAGCAGCACCCGAACATCTCCGACACATCGGCTCGTCCGCGTGTGGAACGATATGGTAGACGAATGCCGAGAGATCATCCGCATCGTTGACGATGTTAAGCTGTGCCCGGACTTTTACGCGGAGATATTCGAACCGATCAATACTTACAACCTATGAAGATAACCCCCAAAGATACGGTTAGTGATGTTGTGATGCGCAACCGTGCATTATTCAGCATGGGTACCGAACGTATCGTAAAAGCCATACAAGGCCTTCCGGAGCCGGAGTTCGTGCCTATGAAACGCCGAATGTGGTTCGACAAACGGCTGCCCGTGCGTGACATTGCCGACGTCACTATGGGCGAACTGAACGCCATAGAAGCCCGGAAACCGTCGTACGAATATTTTTGCATCGTGCTCGGCGTGATGCTCGGGCTCGTGAAGTTCAACCGCATAGGCGTTGACGATAATCCGGATTGGAACGCGGGGTTCAGCATAGACGAGGAGCAAATCGGACGCCTCCGGTTCATCCGTGCCCAGCGCTATTTCATTGCCATACAGAAAGGGTTGGAAGGTATCGGCAAATCGTGGGAAAAGCTGGAAATGCCCCTCACGGCCGCCGAGATGAAAGCGCGTGTCAAGCGACCCAATCGCGGTCTTGTTGCCGTATGCCGCAAATACTGCCAGATCATGAACGGCGCCGTAGATATGAATAAAGCATGGAATACGCCGTGGGCGACAGTATACGAAGCATTCGAAGCCTGCAAGTGCGACAACATGGAACAGCGAGCCATCTATGAAGCGAACAAATCTAACGGGAGACGGAGACGATGAAAAAAAGCATTAACGAGATATTCAGAGAGTGTGCCAAGGCGGACGGGATGCGCACCTGCATGTACGCACGAATTGCCGAAGCGAACTACTTGATGGACGATGTCAAGCAATACCCCGTATTGCTCCGTCAGTTCAACGAGACGATTTCCGAAACACGGATGTCGGACATGCGACGCCGGACGACGACGCTCTATTTCTGCGACGCCCTCGGGAAAGCGGAGCCGAACACGGAGACCGAAGTGCAGCCAATCGTCGAAAAGATGGAAGAACGGGCATTCGCATTTATCAATCGGCTACGGTCAATGGGCCTCGAAGTAGAACTCGTATCCAATGCAACGCCTTTCTACGGAAAATTCGATGCATTGGTGGCGGGAGTGACATTAAGTGCCACTATAACATACAATATATGCTAATATGCCAACTATCAGGCAAATAGAGGAAATATTTAGCCCCGAGCGGATCATCGCCATCTGTGAAGACGAGTTCGGTCCGCTGGCCGAGCAGATCGCCTTCAATATAATGACAAAGAGAACCAACAGCGGCGCCGATGTCAACGCCCTGAACGTTCCGGAGGAGACGACCGGCGCAACAGCTGAAAGCCTTAAAACCATCCATGAAGCTACGAACGGTGGACTTACGGTCTCATTTGTCGGGCGCAGGGGCATCAAGAATATCGACGAAGGAAGTTCCCCACAGGATGTGCAAGAGGAGTTCGGCAGCTTCGAGGCATTCCGGAACGCGATAGAGCGGTGGGCGCGGGTTAAAGAATCGAGATGGAACCTTGACCCAAGATCGATAAACGCATATGGCGTTGCTTCAAGCGTCTGGGATCACGGAAGCGTGCTTTATCAAGAGGGCGGAGGAACGGAGATAATGAAAGACTTACTGCCCGAAGTTGTCGATAGAATCAGCAAAAAAATAACAGAGGAACTCGATACATCCATTTATCAACTATTAGATGCGACGATAGAATTATGATATTGCACACAAATGACGTATTCAAGGTAACCCGCCCAGAGGATATCTTCGAGACCCGGGGCCGTTTTGCGTATTTTCGGGTTGAACTGCTCTCCCAAAAGGGGAATATAGACGTGTCCCTTAAATTGACAGGAAGGCCCGATTGGACATTCACTCGGTCTATCACCTTGACACGCAAAACTAACGACAAAGGTGTGGCGGTATTCCCTGTTGGGCGAATATGCGAAAGTCTGATTCAAGGAACCAAATCGAATTTAATCACCTATGCAATTACTGCCTCCGAACATAACAATACTGGACCGGCTCTTTACGCAGTCCCTGGATTTGCAGACCGGGAGATTCTCCTCGAATGGGGAGATGGGGAAAATATTTCACAATTCTATCCCGCTGCCCCCTGCATTGTGGTCTATCCGAACGCAGGATTCGAGCAGTCGCTATTTTTTCCGAAACAAACGGGCGAGCTTTTCGTGCTTACGCCCTCCTCGACAACAACAGAGAAATACATCGGATATTCGACATTTTCTCCCATCATCCCGTTTGATCCGGCAAAAATCCCATCTGAAGACCTTGGCAAGCCGCTTGCTGTGGGAGCCACCCCGACAGACTATAATGCGGAGATACGAACTTACTACGATTATTGCACCAAGGGGATATTTCTGAAATGGACGGATGCTGCCGGTATCCCCTATTTATACCGATGGACGCAGGAATCTAAAACCGACGAAATGTCTGTGGAATCTACTTATCATCAACTCGACGATACGCTGACACCTCGCGACGTGCAGAACAAGACGCTGGCCAAACGCTATACCTTGCATAGTCGCATTGTTGAAAGGGATGTTTTCAACTTGTGCCGCACGATCCTCGGATGTCAGGATTTGTTTATGTACGACCCGGATGCGGGCAATTGGGTGCGTTTCATGGTTGAAGATTCAGAATCCGAAGACACGGGCGCGCCGATGCAAGATTTGGTCGTTGAAATAGTAAGATACGAATATCTATGACAACCTACGAACTATACATCAACGATATTCTGTGCGACCTTTCGAGCGACGAGGTCGTAACCCTGCTCTATCAAAGCCCAATATTTTCGAGCCTTGACAGCATCCAGTCGAACCGGTCCTACAATGTTGCGCTGCCGCCTACGCCTACGAATATGCAGGCTATCGGTCAGGCAGCCCGTCCGGATGTGGATGCCTACGCTCCGTATGTGCGCCTCCCGGCGGCATTGTACCAGGACGGGGTGCCACTGTTCACGCAGGGGTTCGCCGTGGTAACGGATATTGCGGATACGATCAATGTAACGCTTACGTGGGGCAACGTGGATAACTTTCAGCCTCTGTTTGACGCGAACCTGCGGGATTTGGGGCCGCAACTGGAAGAACTCGAAGCGGAGCGCATCGACTGGAACGAAAACACGACCATTTTAGAAGGAAATACGACCAATGAATACCCCGGTGTAGCGTTTTGGGGCGTGAATTTCGGAATGGGACTGTCGAACCCCAAGTATTTGCACCCGTCCGTGCAGGTGAAAACAATTCTTTCGGCTATCGAAAAGTATAACGGGATCACTATCGACGGCAAGGAGCGGCTGGCGTACAGCAAGAATCTTGGGCCTATTATTCCGCTGGTGTCGAAAAATGCAGACTATGAACATAACTATGCGTACAAATCAAATGAAGAAAGCCCCATATCCATGAATTTGTATTTTAATGGACATGACCAAGCTGGTATCGTTGGGTTCCCATCCGGCACTATGGGGTTTAAGAACAATGGAGCAACAGCTATCAAAATATCAATTTCTTCTTCGGATGCCGATAAGTTTTATGTTAAATTTAATTGGCCGAGTTATGGTGAAGAGAAAGATGGCACTGCAACCATGTCTATATATGGCGTTCGTTATACGGGAGAGCGGGACGTATTATATAAGGAAACGTCCCCGTATAATACTAAAAATGGCAAAGTATGGTTTAGTGCTTTAGTACTTAACATAAATGGCGCATCCCAATATACAGGGTTTAATGTCAACTTCGAATCAACAGACGTCTTGCCCGATGAGTATCTTGTGGGCGACGTTTTAGTTTTCGGCGACTTTGACAACTTCGAAATTAGCTATCCGAATGCTTTTTATGTCGCCCCCAACCTACCCGACATCTCGCAAGGCGATTTTATCCTCGCCCTGATGTCCATGAACGGCCTATTCGCCTATGCGGACAAGAATAGCCCGAACACGATCAAGCCGATAAGCATCGACGATATAATTGCCAATGTCCAGAACAACGACATCATCGACTGGAGCGACCGGGTTATCCTGAATGACCTGCACCGAGTCGATATGCCAGACGCCTCGATGTTCACCATCGACGACCTCGCGCAAAGCAACATCCTCGACTACGACAACGACGACGATGTAAAGGCTGACACGCACGGCACCATCACGATCCGCAACGAAAACATCGAGAAAGAAACGGAGCTGGTGTCGCTGCCTTTCTCTGCATCTGAAAATGCAACGACGGACGGGGTAAATTGCGCCGTTGTGCCGATCTATGAGGATAACGGAAAAGGCGGCGCCAATTATTCGGAGTGCTCACCACGCATTCTATCGGGGCGTGGAGCGTTTATGTCGGGCATTGCCCGATGTATTGGCGTATTCGATCCGTGGATGAAGTTCGGCGGCGAGGAAGGTATCGTAAAGACCCGATATTCGTCCTATCAGAAAGTCGTTGACCGCCTGCGAATCATCACCATTCGGGCAAAACTCACGGCTCTCGATCTCTACAACCTCGACTACACGAAGCCGGTGTATATAGCCCAATTCGGGCAGATATTCGCCATATATTCGGTAGAAACAGGCGAAAACGACATCTGCGACTGCCAACTGCTGAAACTGAAAGTGGACGGAGTGGTGGCAGCAACGTATTATCTGCGCTTGGACGGCAAGAATGAAGACAGCCAATGGGTTGCAGAAGCGGACGGCATTAACGGCACAGCGTATGCCATAACATCGAACGGAACGCCATATATCGTCGATTACGATTCCCGCCTTTATGTCGATCTGTACGAGGAGGACGGCGATCTGTATCTGTCTATCTCCGCCCCCAAAAACGCCGGAACCGAGGAAATTAATTACAACCCTGTCATTCTGGGAATTCAGGAGAACGACGCCGTGCGCCGGGAGGTGGCAGTATCCCAGAAAGCAAAGTCGGCTTAATTTATTAACCATTTAACCCATATGAAGAAATATGGCACAGGACACTATCGACAAGATTATTAATATCCAGTTCAGATACTCGGATTTAATTAAAGGGTGGGAGGCCGCCTCGACAGCTATTGACATAGCAAGAGCCAAACTGCAAAAGTTCAAGGAAGCAGGAGATTCCGAGGGTGTTGCCAAGCAAGCGCAGATTATCAAAGCGTTGCGTACCGAGATGTCGGCCTATACCCGAGAGATTCAAGCCAATATCCGCGAAGAGGTTAAACTGAATGGCAGCGTCGAAAATTTACGAGCCGGTATTCAGAAATTAACAGCTCAATACAATAAATTGGGCCGAGAGGAACGGAACAATGCGAAAATCGGAGGAGAATTAAGCGCAAAAATCCGGGAGATGCAAACCGAATTAAATGAGGCTAACGCATCGTTGCTAAACTTTCGAGATAATGTCGGTAACTATGCGAGTGCAGCAAAAGGTTTTACTCCGCTTGCATTCCAAGTACAGCAACTCGCCCGGGAATTTCCGTCGCTCACGATGTCCGCCCAGCAGTTTTTTCTGGCGATTTCCAATAACCTGCCGATGCTTGCCGATGAACTGACCCGGGCAAGGATGGCCAACAAAGCGTTGCGAGCCGAGGGGAAAGCGACTATTCCGGTGTTCCGGCAGGTTATTTCGTCCATCTTTTCCTGGCAGACGGCTTTGGTCGTGGGCATTACTCTGCTGACAGCCTACGGTAAAGAGATTGGAACGTGGGTAAAGGGATTGTTTACGGCCAAAGAAGCGGCGCTCTCTATGGCCGAGGCACAAGATAAGGTGAATGACGCTTTGAAGAAAGACGGGTACGGCATCGGTGAACAAATCGCCAAAGTGAAAGAATTGCAGATACAATGGAAGGCCTTGGGCGATGATCTTAAAGCTCGGAAGCAATTCATTGTTGACAACAAGGATGCTTTCGATGATCTGGGGGTAAAGGTCGATAGTGTTAACGATGCCGAGAATCTTCTCGTGACGAATACGGGTGCTTTCATCGATGCCCTAAGTGCGCGAGCACGGGCGGCTGCGGGGATGAAGCTGGCCGCCGAAGCCTATGAAAAGGCGCTAATTGAGCAGCAAAAGGTAGACGAGGAAATAAAGAAAGGTTATGTTAAAGTATTTGTCAACGAGGAATTAACAACTATAAAACGGCCTTATACGGACGCCGAAAAAGAGGAGTTAATGGCCCCCGTTCGTGCTTTGGAAGCTCAGGCCGAAGCGTATCTAAATGTATCGGCTGAGAGTCAAAAAGCAGCATCGGAAATACTCAAAAATGCAGGCATTGAGGAAGCTGCCAATGATAAAGTAAACAAAAAGGTAAAAAAAGGCATAACACTTGCGGAGCAGCGAGCCCAAGCAGTAAAAGCCGCGCGGGAATCCATCGTAAAAGACATTACAGCAATCGGTAATGCTCTGGATAAAGAGTTGGCCGATGCTTTCAAGGCTGGAGATAGTGATATTACTAAAGGCTTCAAATCGCAATTAGAAGAGCAGGCGCGAAAGTATCAAAATAGGCTTACTGAAGCCACATTATCGGGTGGAAGTTTAGGGGCTGCTAAAGAAACTATTGCAATAGCCAAAGAACAACTGGCGCAGTTGGACGATATAGCCAGCAATGAAGAGCTTATCAATCGGTTAGGCTGGGACGATGTGGAACTGCAACGCCAACGGCTCGACCTCCGTATGCAGATAGCGCACGCCGAACAGAGCATCGCCCGGGAGCAGGACCGCACGGCGCAAGAAGCGGCACGGCAGACGGCGCAAACTTTCGGCGAATTATCAGGCATGACAGGGGCCTTTTCTGCAATGTTCGATGCACTGGGCGGAGAGGGCGAACGTTATGCGGAATTTGCGAAAACATTGGCCGTATTTCAGGTTGTTTTAGCGCAGGCCGAAGCCATAGCCAACGCCGTAGCCTCGTCAGCTAAAGCACCGTGGTTCATGATACCGATAACTATTGCGTCAAGTATCGCTACGGTAGTCGCAGCCATTGCGCAAGCTACACAAATAACAGATTCAGCAGAGACCCCGAAATACGCCTCCGGCGGTCTTGTCACAGGGCCGGGCTCCGGAACTTCGGACAGCATCCCTGCAATGTTATCCAACGGCGAAGCTGTGATGACCGCCCAGGCTGTCAACGACTGGGGCGCAATGCTCTCGGCCATGAACGTGGCAAGCGGCGGAAACGCCATCCAAGTATCGAATCTTCCCCAGCGCAACGACGGAATGAAGGGGATGGAGCGCATGATGGAACGGGCCCTGATGAATATGCCGGCGCCCATTGTTTCGGTGGTTGACATCAACAAGGGGCAGAAGCGGGTCAAGGTTCAAAACAGCCTCGGAAAATTGGGGCGAAAAAAATACAAATAATTATTGCACAACGTGCCGAAGGTTTACACCTTTGTCACGAACGCTTATGAAGATATAAGCCGCGGAATCATGTACGAAATAACACCTACATATCACCACCCTGTAGTGGCCGAATCTGCCATAAGCGCGAGTGCTTTGTCTAACTTAACACATCAAACTAATGGCAGTACAGGCATGTACCACTACGCTCGGGCGAGACATTCTCAATGATTGCAACGAGCCCCACGCAAAAGGCGTGGAAAAGTTTTTCTATTTCATCTCCCGGGATGCTATCGACTGGGACAAATCCACGCGCGAAGGCTTCGTGGTTACCAACTTGGTGGCCCTGGCCGGCAAGCGGGGTTACAAGGTCCGTAACCCATCGAATGAAACCCCGGCGATCACCATCACAGACCAAAACCCGAGCATCGACGCCGCATGGGACAAGGTTCTCCCCGTTACCCTTTTGGCTGACAGCCCGGAGAATGCCGCCGCAGTTCTCGGATTGAAGCAGGACAAATATGTCTGCATCTACGAGAACATGGAGAAAGGCGACGCGGGCAAACAGGCGTTCGGCGTCATCGGCTGGGAGCAGGGCGCGACTGGCGTAGATCTGAATATGGACAAGAGCGGAGATGTCGGCGGATGGACCGGCAATATCACCGAAACCGGGGCCCCTACTCCTAATCTGTTCTTCTACAAGACGGATTACGCCACGACAAAGGCAGCACTCGAATCGCTGTGTTCGGCCGCAGCAGCGTAATTATGCAATCAGCTGAATGGTATAGAGAGAGGGTTTCTGCCCCCTCTCTATCCGATGCCGACAAGTCTGTTATCAGAGCAGATTGGAAGCAGGCCACGGGCAAGAATTTCACCGCATCATTCAACGCCCGGTGCCCGAACTGTCATCACGATGCGGCAATACTAATTTTACGGACTATGGATAAGCAGGAAAACGGCGGATACATTCTTAAGAGGGGTGTCGCTTTCAGATATAAAGGCAAAGTATATACCGCCGACAATATCACAGCTCCGGCCGCTGAATGGTATATCTCGCAAGACCTGAAGCACCGAGACGATTTCGAAGTCCTTGCAAAGGATTACGACGAGTACGAGATAGTATCTTTCAATCGCAAAGAGGAATAATATGGCTGACGACAATATTCGCCACGTCAATTATGCCAGTGATTTCCGAGTGGTGTTTTCATTTCCAGACGGCAAACTCCCGGATTATCCTTGGCACATCGAGCTAAAGACACCGGACACCCCGGCGTATAATACTTATGTGGCCTCGTTTGACGGGTCAGTTTACAGGCGGTGCGTGCCGCTTGAAGATAATTCCATTCTGGTGCTTGTGGATAGGCACCATCTTGCGCCCGGCATCCTGTGCTACCAGATGAAGCGAGATGTCCCTGACAGTCTATTCCCCGACGGTGAAATGAATATCACAACGCCGGGATGCACCAGCATTGAGTTGTGGAGTGGAACATCGGAAGAACTGCCCATTGAGCAGATCAATACGATCATTGCCACACTCAAAGGCGAGCCAGGAGACGCCGGACAAATAGAAAACATAACCGCTTCAGTTAATAATACAACCGGCGCACCAAACGTAGAAGTTCAACTTGGAGGCACCCCCGAAAAACGAACTATAGCTCTTAAATTTTCGGGGATCAAGGGCGAAACTCCCAAAATATCGGCCGACGAGGAAGGCAATATCTATTCTGACGGAGAGCTTGTGACCGCTGTCGTGGCGAAGGTCGTCGTTAAAGCCGACACCGCGTCCACCAACGCCGACCAGCAGGCCGCGCGTGCGAAATCTCTGGCCGACCACCCTCCGAAGATCGTAACGGCCGACGATACGAATTACTGGGCCTTCTGGAATGAAGAGGCGAAAGACTATATCACCTCGTCCGTCCGCTCGGATGGCGGTCCGATCTTCGCCACGTTCGACATTGATCCGGCGACAATGCTCCTGGGCGTGAATTACCAGCCCGGCTACGGCCACGGTTCCGAGTTCGAACTCAAGGATGATGGGCATTTGTATTACGAAATTAACGACTGACAGATATGGCAAAGACAAATTTAGGGAAAGTAGGCCTTACGCCCAAAAAGGCGTATTCGGCGAGCATTACATACGAGCGCCTTGACTTCGTTACAGCGGGCGATTCGTCCTATGTTTCACTCCAAGATAACAACCTCGGACACCCGGTGACGGATGGGGCTTGGTGGCAGGTTTTGGCCTCCGGGGCCGCTTCGACGGAAGCCGCAACCGCCGCCCTAGCCGCTGCCGCCAAAGCTCTCGAAGCCGCCGCAGCGGCCGCCCCCGTCGTTGTCAACGTCGAAGGTGCGGATGTCACGATCAACGTCGAAGGCAACCACAAATACATCTGCGGGGAGTTGACCTCGCTCAAGATCGGGACCGTGGAAAAATCGGCCCGGACTTCGGCGATCTTCTTCACATCGGGAAACGTTGCCACGGAACTCACCTGGTCGGATGACCTCGTGGACATCATCGGCTACAAGACCCCGGCGCCGAATCGAGCCTACGAGATCAATATCGAGGAACTCCGCGCAATCATCGA